GGCGTGACATTGGTCAGGATGCGATGGAACGAGGAGCCGAAATCTGCAAGCGCAACGATGTTGAGAATCCAGATGCCAACATGGTGATGCTTATTGGGATTTGCGACATTATCAACGAACTCAAAGCCAAGGAGGACAAGCCGTGAGCGCATCCATGCAATGCGCCAAATGCCTCCGATCCTGTCGCCCGTCAAAGGGGGGCAAGAGCTGGGTCTGCACCATCTGTAAACACAGGGAGAGAATCAAACCATGAGCAAGGAACACGCAACGCAATCCCATCCCTCCAAACTGGAGAAGGATGTGATGGAACTGAAAGCCTGCAACGAATACCTCAGGCAGAAGCTGGGGAACCTCGACGACCGCATCCGACACCTGATCCGGCTGGGGCTCGCAACCACACGACCGGAGGCTCTGGACCAATGGCAGGAGGAGGAGGAATTGTGAAGCTGCACGAACTACCGCCGGATCATCACCTCCGGAATGCACCTATCCGAAGCATCGGAGCAGCCATCGTATGCCGACACACAAAATCCAAACGAGACCCTTCCACTTGGAAGATCAAAGACAATACATACAACCAACTCAATGATTCATGGCAGAACAACTTCGACTGGATAGTGACAGACGAAATGTCAATACGTCCTTTGAGCTAGATTACACAGTACTTACCGCACTACAACAACAGGCAAGAAAACTCGGTTTCAAATCTTGGGGAGCATATCTCAGACACGTTCTTGATTTCCACATAGTAACATTCCATCCAGAGCTATTGCATGAGCATATTACAACGAATCGGAATAACAAAGGAGTCAATCCAGCGACTTCTCGGACTCAAGCCAACACCGCAGGTCCGCACACTCAATCCAAAGAAGATCGGCAGACCGAAGGGGCATTATATCCCGTGGGCTACCGTCCAAAAGGTCCGCAAAGAGAAGCATTGGTGGTCCGATAAGGAGCTTGCCGAGAAGTACGGAGTCTCAATTTGTTGGATCTGGAATGTCCGGAAACACAAGATCCGGAAGACCAAATGAAGTTCCGATCCAAAGCCAATCCATCAATCGTCGTCGAGTTCGTCGCGGAAGCCCAACTCCGAATTGCGGAGACCAAGCGGCTGTGCGTGATCTACCGGAAAGACCAGTACCTGTACGTCAGACCAAAAGCCGAGTTCCATGAGAAGTTCGCGCTTGATCCGACACCGCCGCCGAGCTAGAGGAACACAGTCAACGTAAGCTGTAGGAGGCGAGCGTTGATGCAACAAGAAGGTCCATGACAACTTTTATCCCCACCGCCAGAGGCATTCGCAGAACCTTCCTGCGATCTCCTACCCTCTGTCCGGTGGGGATTTTTCTTTGGAGAACAGATGAATGAGCTGGCACTTTTTGCAGGAGCAGGAGGAGGTTTGTTGGCAGCATCACAACTTGGATGGCGCACCAGATGCGCTGTTGAGATTGATTCCTACGCCAGAAAATCACTACTGGCACGACAACGCGACGGAGTTCTTGAGAGATTCCCAATTTGGGACGACATCACAACCTTCGATGGGTCTCAATGGAAAGGATCAATCGACATCATCAGCGGAGGCTTCCCATGTCAGGACATCTCATCAGAAGGCAAGCGAGCAGGAATTGAAGGAGAAAAAAGCGGTTTGTGGAAACACATGGCGCGAATTGTCGGTCAGGTTCGACCCGATTTCGTATGGGTGGAAAACTCACCGATGCTTGTGGTCAGAGGACTTGGAACAGTCATCGGTGATCTTTCCGCGATGGGGTATGATTGCCGATGGTGTATTGTGGGAGCGCATCACGCAGGAGCCAATCATCTCAGAAACAGGATCTGGATATTGGCCTACACCAACAGCTCACAATTCAAAAGAAGGAGGCTATCCAGCGGAGGGGAGAAGAGAAACTTTGAGCCTATCTTTCGTCGTTGGTGGCAAACTGAACCCAACGTGGGTCGAGTGGTTGATGGGGTGGCCGATGGGGTGGACAAGTCTAGATCCAATGCATTACCGGGAGGTGATAAGGTGGAAGCTATCGTTCCAAATAGAGCCAAGAGGCTCAAAGCAATAGGAAACGGCCAAGTACCAGCGGCAATGATGATTGCTTGGAAAACCCTGACCAAAGACCTATGAACGAAGACAAGAAAACCCGTAAGGCACCAGCCTTTCAGTTTTACGCCGACGACTTCTTAGCTGGAACAATCACTATGACCAATGAGGAAAGGGGAGCTTACATTGCTCTTCTGTGCATCCAATGGTCTAAAGGATCTCTGACCGAAAACGACTTCCAAAGAGTCTGCAATGGTATGCCACCGCATTCCCAACGCATATGCCAAGACAAGTTCCAGATTGATGCGGATGGAAACTATCGGAACAAACGACTGGAGGCCGAACGAGAGAAACAGGATCAATATCGCAAAAAGCAGACTGATAACGCCAAAAAACGATGGGTTGGCAATGCCACCGCATATGCCACCGCATATGCCACCGCATTGCCAGCGCATATGCCAAACGTATGCTCTCCGTCTCCGTCTCCATCTCCTAATAAAGAAGAGAGCATTGCGTCAGAGCCGCAACGCTCGCGCTTCGCGCCCCCAACAATCAAAGAGGTTGAAGACCGATGCTTAGAAATCGGACTGCCAACATCCGAAGCTTCCAAGTTCGTCAACTACTACGAGTCTAAAGGCTGGATTGTCGGCAGGTCTAAAATGAAGTCTTGGAAAGCCTCTCTTGCTGGATGGAAAGATCGGCATAACGAACGCCAGCAAGCTCTGCCAATCCAGTCGCAGAGCAGACAGGCTCTGGATCAGAACATCGCAAACTACCTATGAGCGACGTCTTTTATTCCGAAGAGGACGAGTTTGGACTCGTTGGATCGTGCATCTCCGGTGGTGCCGATGTCTGCTTCGACGCCTTCGCTGAAGTGCCGACCCACGCGCTCCAGAACGACCAGCTCCAAGACACCTTTGAGCTGCTCAAAGGTCTAATTGCCCAATCAAAGCCGGTATCCATGCCGGAAATGATGAAAGAGTGGAAGCGAACCCGACCTTCCGATCCAGTCCCGTTTGAGGTCTGGAATCGCTGCGACGAGCTTTGCCCATCTCCAGCAAGCTACCAGATGTTCACCAAGAACGTCTTGGAAGCATTCCACCGCCGCCAGCTACGAGCCGCAGGAGACCGTTTGATCCGCGAATCCGCTGTCTCCACCCTATCCGTCGATCAAATCGTCTCTAATGCCGAAGCAGGACTCAGCGTTGAGGTCTCCAAAGATGACATCCAAAGCTCAAAGACCGTCGTCAACCGATTCATCGACTCAACCCAAGAGCGGTTCAACCGTCGCGGACAACTCAGCGGAGTGACTTCCGGCTTCCATTGGCTCGACCGCATGACCGACGGATTTCAGCTCGGTGAGCTTGCCATTCTGGCTGCTCGTCCATCCATTGGGAAAACAGCCATGGCAATTGCCATCGCTGACGCTGCAACAGTACGAGCCAAGACTCCGACGCTCTTTGTGTCGCTGGAAATGTCCGACGAATCCATCGTCCGACGGATGGTTGCTACCGTGGGATCGGTCCCAATGCAGGACATCAAGACCGGAGAGATGTCCGAAGGCTCCTTCAAATCCATGGGGGCAGCATCAGCCAAGATTGCCCAAAGCCCACTCCACTTTGCTTCCGGCTCTCAAGTCTCAAACATAGCATCCATCACAGCACTCATCCGGCGCTCAGTCCGTAAGTGGGGCATCAAGCTGGTCATCATCGACTATTTACAAAAGATCCACGGCACCAAAGCAGCCGAGAAACGTACCTACGAGATCGCGGAAGTCTCCGGCAAGCTCAAGAGCATTGCCGTCGATACGAACGTCGCCATCGTCGCATTGGCCCAATTGAACCGCGAGAACGAGAAGGACAAAGGCAGACCTCCACGCCTGACGGATCTGGCAGACTCCGGACAGATTGAAAGAGACGCTGATCTGGTGATGCTCCTAAACCGAGACAGAAACCAGCCAAGCGGTGAGGCAATCATCGCAATTGCCAAACAAAGAGACGGCGAGTGCGGCATCGTGAAGCTCTGGTATGATGGCAAGTTCTGCCGGTTTTCTGACGCATCCATCGACCCGTAAACAATTTGTTTGCAACCCCAGAAACCCAACGTTAGGTTTTCCCAGACGACCATCCATTCAAGACCATGACCATCGGAAAGATTGACTGCA